ACGTGAAACAATCTTTCCAGCATATAAATCATTCCATTCTCTTTGCTGGTATAATCGCTCCGCATCAAATGAACATTGATTAGTCTGAACTCTGAACGCTTCCTCTATAATAAAAGGAAACTGTCTCTTATGTTCTGCTAAAGCATTTGTATCATTCTTTAGGGAATCTCTAATATTTTCAAGGAACTCTTTCGCACCAATAGAAACATAATTACCATCAATGGCTAATATTGGATTCTTTGGTGTATCTATAATTGAATTTCCATATTCATCTATAAAAATCTCGTTATCATATTCCAGTCCATCATATGCTGGTGTAAAGTAAGAATATAGCCCTGAACGTGTTCTATTGTTGGCTGTCCTGTCATTTGGGTCACTCATGTCCCAAATCTGCTTGAACTTAGCACCGCCCTTCTTTGTCATTTCGTTAACAGTAGAAGGGAAAAATGCCTTACCTAATACTCTACCTGAAAGCGTTGGCTTAACAACTTGCCAGTTTTTAAACACGTCTGCCTCTTCCCACTTACCGCCTTCATCACACACGAACCTGAATAACTTATATGAGTCAAACGAGTTCTCAGCAGTATTCTTCCATTCCACCTTACTTTCAAGTGCTTCAGACTTCTGAACCTTTCTAGTAGTCTTCGTAATTCTTTCTCCGGGCTTATCAAATTCAAGGACTGTCTTAGGGTTGTCAGTACCAGAAATCATAGGCTGGTAGAACAATGGTAATCCCCTGAACATCTTTACTAGCTTGTAAAAGAACTCTTTAGCGTCAGAACCAGTCTTACTCAGCAATCCGCCATTCGCACGCTGAGTTCTAATTATCGCTTCCAGAACAATTGCAGCACCTTTGAAGGTAGCACCTTCACGTCTATGCTTAACCATAATCATTCCGTGAGACCTTGGGTCTACTACACAGGCTTCCCAATGTAAAAAGAATCTTCTATCCCTGTCTCTATATTCTGGATAACCACCAACGACATCAATCTTACACCACTGTATATAGAAGTAATGAACTCCAGTAATGTATGTAGGCACTCCATTATTCATGAACCACATACCATTCAGTCTTCTGTCGTAATCCTCTTCTATAAACTGAATGTCTTTGTCAGAATAATCCACTTCCGCCCTATCCCAATCGAATTCTTCTGGTAATTCAAGCCTAGTCCATTTCTGGTCTTTCTTCCTTGTACTAGAGGAATATATTTTCTTTTTAGTTGGTCTCTTAGGTAGAACTATGTCAATGAACCCTACACGCTTAGTAGCGCCTTTATCCTTATTGAAAAGTATAACTTCATATACTTTCTCTATCTCTTTCTCTTGCAGTAAATTCATCATACAAAGATACGAAAAATTTAGGACATATTCAACTTTTCTTCTGCTTTTTTATTAATCTCTCCGCAATTCCACCTTCGAATACCGATTTAGTAACGCTGTCAGCAACATCTGGATTCTCGTCACGTATATCACGCAACATCTTCCGAATCTCTCCCATCAGGAATTTAGCATCATCAAAACACTCGCGCTTGGCTTTAACAGCATTTCTTTCTTTATCATCCTGCAACCTAGTGTCTATAGGTTTCCTGACAACTTCAAGTAATGTCTCAATAGCCTCTTTTGCTGACAAAAGTAGTTCATAATCAAAGTCCCCTATTTCCCTGAACAGCCTTGTAGCCATGTCTCCAATCATAGGATTCTCATTGGCTAATATTCTTTCCCACTGAGATTCAGGTATCTTCGAGTCCTCAAGTGCCAACTGTTTACGTTCACGTAAATCCTTAACTGAGGCATACTTAGAGTCTGGAGAATAGGCTAATAGAATAAATTCAAATCCAAGTTTAGGTTCGAATACCCATTCTGGCATCCTATACTCTCCCTCACTAGTACCAGCATCTAATTCAAACCAATACCTATACTTATACTCAACTTTCTTGAGTTTAAATTCCGGGTAGTTGTATAATATTTCGTATGGCTTAGTATCCATTAGGTTAAACTAATCTTAGTATCTTTATCTAATATTGTAATTATGTCCCTAAGTTCCATCCTGTAATATATCTTATCTTCCACAAGAATCTCGTACTCACAGTCTTTGCCAAACAGAACCCTGTCTCCATCCTTCAATCCAGCCTCTTTCCCGGCATCACCAAAGAATCGAATAATACCCATTTTCTCAACTTTATCTTTAACAGATTTGGTAGTGAGCATTAATCCACTCTTACTCTCTTGAAGTCCCTCATCACCATAAGTGACTGGTTCAACCAATATGTAGTTTCCTAAAACTTTCATTTTATTATCTCTTATTCTAACGTAAATTTGAAATTCTTCAAGCCAGCTATAGTTGCCATCTATATTAAGTAAGTGTTCTGGATTAGAAACAAAATGGTGAACATACACCGTATCTCCTGCTTCTAAATACTCAGAATCACTAGCAACAACACTAGCCATCTGTACTGTATTCCAATAGGCACGGAAAATAGGGTCGAGGATAAACTGCTTACCCCCGACTTCTATCGTATCATTTAACCTCTTGGCTACCTGTACTATAGTCCTTCCGAATAGAGGTTTAAGCATTTCTCTCTATACTTATGTCGTATTCAACCGAAACTGGCATATCTTCAAAAGTCTTCCATATACGTACAACGTCAGAACCATTTTCGCTGACATATATATGGTATGTATTAATGCCATGTTGTCCAAGGGCTTCATAATCCTTCAGTATTTGCTCAATGAGTATTCTTCCACCGAGCATTTGCTGACCAACCTTATAGGTAATACCTTCTTTAATGTCACCTACAGAGATTTTCCTAATAATTCCTAATGTTTCCATATTATTCTTTTTTATTTGTTATCGCACAATTAGTTGTTAATAGCATAATGGCTACTGAGACTGCATTCTGAATTGCAGATTTAGCTACTTTAGTTGGGTCTATAATACCCCTCTTAATCATATCTCCATATTCATTAAGCATAACATCATAACCAAATTTATTTCCTGACATAGACAGTTTTTCAAATACAACGCTTCCACTTATACCAGCATTCTTTACGATTGTTCTCATTGGCATTGATAAAGCGTGAACAACCAACCCAACTCCTAAATCAAAGTCTTTTTGTCCGTGAGGCGGAAAGAAACCCTTTTTAGGCGATTTAATGGACTTTCCCGCACTAAGGTATGCAATACCCCCACCAGTAACAAATCCACTCTCTAATGAAGCCTTAGTAGCCGACAGTGCGTCTTCAAGCCTATAGTAAGTCTCCTTCATTTCAGTATTCGAGTTTCCGCCTACATAAATGACACCTATCCCACCAGTCAGAGTAGCAATACGTCTATCGAGCCTCCATGTCTCCATGTTATTTCTGTCCTTGACTTTTAAGTCCTCTATTTCGTTAACCCTAATGTCAATATCCTTTTTTTCTCCATGTCTTCCAAGTATAGTAGTAAATTCCTTATCCACTATAACTCTATCAGCAGTTCCAAAGAAATCGAGTGATGGAGAATCAAAACCGAATCCTCTCTCATCAGACAATACGGTAGCACCTGTTATGGTCGCAATGTCGTCCAATATTTCCATTCTCTTATCACCCATATCTGGAGCAGTAATGGCAACAATTGGAAACTTCTTCTGTATCTTATTAAGTACTAGCGTCCTAAGAGTTTCCCCTTCCATTCCGCCACATATAATAAGGATTGGTATTGTCTTTTTTATTTTCTCACTGTGCTCAATTATTAAATCTAGTGCTGGAACTAATTCGCTAAATGCACCGTCAAATTTCTTATCGGTCACAATAATCATAGTTTCCTTATAATCGGCTGCACCATTATTCTGATTAGCAAAATTAGGAGAAAGCATTCCAGAATTAATCTGGCAACCCTCTATTGTGTCAACTACCGTCTCATTCATTTGAGTTTCCTCAAGCCTCACAGCACCAGTCTTTCCAACCTTCTTGAATATGTCTGCTACCATACGCCCAAGAACCGGGTCATTGTTTGCGGAGATTCTGGCAATATTATAAATGTCTTCATCGCCATCAACTTCCTGCTTCATAGAGTCTATGTATTTTAATGCTGACTCTACAGCGTATTCCATGCCACGTCTTACATCATTCCTCTTAGCACCATTACCAACATACATTAATGCATCCTTAATCATGCTTGATGCAATCACAGTAGCAGTAGTAGTTCCATCGCCAGCATCCCTAGCAGTCCTGCTAGCAGCCTCTTTCACAATTTGTATTGCCGCATTCTCAATAGGGTCATTAGACTCAACCTGCATAGCAACAGTTACACCATCCTTAGTTACACCATATGCACTTCCAGTCTGTAATATGACATTACTACCTCTAGCACCTAATGTTGAACTAACAGCCTCATTCAGCCTGTCAACACCCTCAATCAGTAACTCACGAACATTTTTATCAAAGTTAATTTGCTTCATTCTGTTTAGATTTTAATTGGTATTCGAATCCCTTTATGGCTGTAATCCTGTCTTTCTGTTCTCCTGTTCTCCAGAAGTATGATGGATTAACCATATATAAGGATTCACGTTTATTAGTTTCATTCATAGACACTATAGCCCGAACCTTAACCAATTCCATAATAGCCTTTTTTATTGTGCTATCGCTATAATGTTGTTTTCCTTCAATTACACAATCAGCTTTAAATTCTATTCTCGATGCCTTATTTAGAGTAATCTGATTATATTTAGACATTCTACTCAGCATCCAGAGGAAAAGGTACATCGCTGATTTTGAATGCACCTTAAGTAATAACTCGCTCGCATTTGTATACATCTGAACAAAGGCATTCTCTACATAAATAGAATCATAGTGTCTCCTTGAAGTGACACGACCAGTATCCAGAAATACCTTCTTTTTCATCGTATGCTACGCATGTACAAGTCTTCGACATCCTTCTTAAGTTCCTTTAATCCTTTATAGTTTTTAATCATTCGTGAAAACATTCGTGTCTCAGCTGCATATTCAAGTGCAATATGAGTCAAGTAATCAGAGTCCTCTTCGGCTTTTTCCCTGTGTACCACGAACATAACTGGTTCATAAATTTTTAAAGCCTCTTCCAGTTCCTTATAATGCCCTAACTTAAAGTGTTTAAACCACATCATTTCTTCAATACGCCTGCAATCAGTCACGACTATATGCGGAGTATCAACTTTACGGTCATACTTCTTAGCCAGTAAGTCATCCAGGGCACGCTTCACCCAATAGTTTTGACCATTCTTTTGCTTCTGCCCCTCACCATACTGAATAATCTGAGGACGATGCTTGTCCTTCCATTCCCTATCGTCATTCTCCGGGTCATACTCTTTGCCAAGGGTAGGATATACCTCTGACTTTAATGCATCAGCAAATGACACACGCACAACTGGTTCAATACTAACGTCCTTCAGCATTTTAAATACTGAATCCTTCCCTGTGTTTTGAAATCCAATCAGGAAAATTAGTTTGCGATAAGGTTTGGCTTTTTTTCTTTCCTCAGAAATACTCTTTTTGAGCGAGGGTGCTAGTTGTAGCTTAGGCGTAATAGCCTGCTTCTTTTTTTCTTCCATTAAATATGAGTTTTATTAATTAAATTTTCACAAATATACAAAAAAAAAGGGACTTATCAAAATAAATCCCTCATTAATTTCATCTTAAGTTCTATTGTGCTACACCTTCAGTTATTTTTAAATTTGCAAATTTATCTGCTTCTGCCATGCTAACTATGAAAAAGTTTGATGTAGTATAATTAGTGTCTATTGCTGGATTTGTTCCTTGACCGCCAACTACACTCATTAAAGTCCAGCCATTAGTTCCGAAACTGCCACCCTTAATATACAAATAGAATTCACCATCAAGCGTTCTAGTTATCTTCATTCTATGCCACACATTTATATCAACATAATTAGTCGTAGAAGCCATCACAACTACCGTTCTACGATAAAATCTAATATCGTTTCCACCACCAACGATTACTAAAGTATATGAATCCTCAGCAGACCATGAATTCCTACCAAGAGACGTAATTTGAAATTGCAATTGATGTGAACTTGCTGATTGTAAAAAGTCAAATTCCCATGAACCATAAGCCTTATTGCTTGGAATGATTATTGACCCAGTACCAGAAGTAGCTTCTAAATACTTCGTTCCGTTTTGATGGTGAGGTAGATGGTATTCTTCGACTGACCATTCGTCAATATAAAATACTTCTGTGCCACCTAATCCATTTAAAGTTAAATTAATAGAAGTCTCACTATTAGCAATAAAAACTGCCTCATGCCATTCATAGTCTGTATTTGTAACTGTGGCAAAGTTTAAAGCTAATCCACCCAATCTTAATATTACTGAACCTGCACTTGTCTTACATCTAACTCTTATTTTATAAGCCCTACCAATAACTAAGTCTGTATTTAAGTCGCTAGTGTTTCTTAAATATGTATATGCACCAGTACTATTATCTACATATGTAATTTTTAAAGCCCCATTATCCACTACCATTAAATTAGTTCCAGCAACAACCCAACTCTCAGTACCTACATCAAATTTCCCCTTATCTACATCCAGTAACGAACCTTTAGACACATCAGACAATTCCTTAACCTCATAACTACCAGTTCCATGCATCCATTCTTCAGGGAAATTACCAACTCCATCATGGTCGAATGACTCTATTAATGCCACTTGTTTAGCGAATTGGTTGTGGTAGGCTTTAGCTTGCTTTTCGTTGAAAGCGTAATTGTATATTTTTATCTCATGCATTGTTCCATTTAAAGCATCACTACCAGAACGTTCTCCAATAGTGTAATCACCAGCACCTATCGTTTCAAAAGCAGCTTCTGTGTCTGAAATGTCAAAAATCCCATCAATATACACGCTTCCAGTATTCCCATCAAAAGTGAATATAATATCAAAAGGCTTTCCGTTTAGAATAGAAACAATACCAGTAGCCCCAACTATATTAGTTCCATCATAAACTTGAAACTGTATTTTATTTGTACCAGTGACTCTCCTTAGATAAATCCCAGTACTTCCCTTTGCGAATATACATTGATTACCACCATAATCTACTATACCAGAAACTTTAGCCACAACCGTAAATCCATTAGACATGTCTGGATAAGTCGATGTTGATGAAATTGTTCCTGCAACTTTAGGAATAACCAAGCCATTCTTATTTGACACTCCACCATTAATGGATAGATTGTGCCCCTCACCACTAATGTCGACCAACTCACTGCCAGTCGGAATCATGTTATAGGCTGCGACTAAGCCTGTTACTTTCTTAATTGAGAAATGAGTTATCTTAAGTGTTTTGTCAGTAGAAAGTAAACGAAATCCAATAGCAACTGAATTAGCAAAGGCTGTATCTCTAAAAACATTCATTCCTTCAGAGACAGTATGGTCAATAGTGTCTAATAACTGTCCACCGCCTGAATTTGAGACTCTAATCCTTGGAGTTTTAGTTACATGAGTCGAATCGGCAATACCAATAGTAATCTCAAGTAAGTCGCCAGCCTTAATATCTTCATCAAGAGATATCCAAACTGTTGAATTAGATGCATCATTATAATAATCAATAGCACCATTCTCTATTGCCACATGAGTATCTACATAAGTCCATAAGGGTTCATTATCAATTAATGAATCTGGATTTAATTCTCCATCCCACTCACGTATGTCCCATTCATCAATATATAAAATCTCACCCGAATCCATACCTGAAAACATCATTGTATGGTCGGTTGGGTCTGTTGCTATAAATATAACTTCACGCCAAGTGTAATCGGCAGTAAAGCTACCAGAATATATAGCACCGCCAGAATAAGCCCTGATTTGAATACCGCTACCAGTAGTTTTAGCCCTTACACTATACTTATAAGTTCTGCCTACCACAAGGTCAGTATTCATATCTACAGTCTCTCTTATTCTGAGGGAAGCCCCTAATGCATTATCAACATGCGTAACTTTCATTGTACCATCTTCCCACTCAATTGTATTGTTGTTTAATGCTAGCCAGCCTTCTGTATCAACATCAAAACTACCCTTATCCGCTTGAACTAGCGTAGCAGGATTTGCTTCTGGAATACCAATACGAGAATCAACCTCTTTGCTTAAGTCGGTAGGTTTTAGGCAAGTGTAGTCTGGCTTTAGTGTTTTGCCGAGAGGGAAGGAGTTTAGAAAGTCAAAGTATACTTGTGAACGTCCTTGTTGTGTTAAAATATTATCATAAACACTAATATCACCAAGATTACCATTCAGATGTAAAGATGTCGTTGATGTTCCTGCTATAACATTAAACGCATAAGATGTAGTGGCTTGCGCACCTAAATCATGAGAACCAAAATGAGTATTATTTGCATAAAAATTAACATCTGCACCGTCTCTAGTAATAATAAGATGCACCCATTTATTACGTCCAAATAAAGGTGCTATATTGGCATTGGCAAATACACCACCTATAGTATGATATACAGCACTAT